CCACCCCTTGGTCTGACACAATACGAATGTCTCGTCGCGGTAGCAATTCATCATACCTACACTACGCCTCATGCTTTTAATAGAAACCATACGCTCGCAAATACACTCATTAGGAACACGAGTTCGATCATGTAACGCCGGCACGCCAAATCGATCTCGGCCGAACGTTCGACAGAGTACCCACTGATCAAGAGCGCCATCCGTTCGACGATGAAGAAAATGATGACACCGAGCGTGAGTTCCTTCACCTTGTGCATGTGTCATTGACGCACAAAAATATTCGAACAACCCCCTGGAGAATGCGTGCCTAGGGTGCCGCGGTTGGTATAAACTCCCATGAAATCTCGTTCGTGATGAGCTTCCAAATCTCATCTTGACGGTGCAGCTTCTCCTTCGACTTGAGAAGCGGAAAGCACTGTAGGTATTCATCTTCGCCGAGGAGTTCGCAAAACTTGTACAGTGTGAAGCTGTACGACAGAAAGTTTTTTCGATCCGCCGGACAATGTTTCTCAAAGGGTTTCTGAATCTGACCAAACATGAGTCGAAGCTTGTCTTCGAGTTCTTGAGGCATGGTTGGGGGCTTGACGCCATTGAGAATCGTTGTGATGTATGGCGCGTGTTCGTAATATTTATTGAGTCCTATCTTTTTGAGCAGGCCGCGAACCTTGCGATGGGTAATCTCTGACGTATCCTTGATCTTCTGCTTTTTGAATTCATGGCGCAGCTGCGTAATCACTTCATCCGGGACGCTCGTCGACTCTTTCGCCTGAAACTGAGCGACCCACTCGTTGAAGTGGTTTTCGCGCTTGTACGAGTACACCACGTTCCGATCCATCTCCTGCTCCTCCTTGAATCCACGTTCGTTGCAGAGCACGTATTGGACATAGCCACACTCGCTACACACGTGGTCACTCGTCTCGTGCTCAAACACGATAGACCATTGGGCTTTGCAGTGTGCACATTCGGACGGGACATCGATGGCTGACGGCTTTTGAGACTGTTCGATCGTCGTCTCTTCTACTTTGGACATGTACTCGTCAAAGATGTCCTTACGTTTGATACCACCTGGCCGTTCTGTGGTGTACTCTCTGATATGCGGGACACACTGTGTCAGGTAGTCGTACAGGGCATTCGGATCACCTTCTAGTTCTTTTATACGCTCGTTGATGCGCCGTTCCATCTCTTATAAAGAGTGTACATCTTTATAACATATGGATATCATCGTCGCCTTGATCCCCAAAAATATGACGGTGCGTGAGACTGCACGGGTTGGTAATACTATAGCCACTACATATATATTCAACAACAAAGAGTACACGCACGTCGGAGAATGGCCACCCAAAGCGACCACGTCGGGGTTTCACGTACCGATCGCAACTGCCGAAGTCATCGAGACGAATAGGGATATCACGACGAGCCTACGTCGCTTCGCGGGGCCTCGACGCATCGTCACACCAGACACGGTACGGTACGCCGTTGGGAGATGGTCATGGCGCGTTCGCTTTATGGTCCGATGTGGCCGCGTGAGTATCGAAACATACCCAATACTGATTCTACCAGACACTGTACCGGCCGTCCGGGTGACAAACGTGCTCGGTCAAGTCTCGATCGTCTTTTGAGCCAAGTAAAACTTAATCTCACCGAGGTTTGCAATGGCATACCTGAACACCATCGGCATGTTCGGCTCGCTAAACTGAAACAGCTGGACGCTCGAGCACAGGTTCGTCGCCTTGGTATACATGTTGATGTACTTGAGCGCATACGTCCCACCGACTTGCTCATCCCGGTCGATCGGGGGGCAGTCGAGCGTCGTCATTTGATCTGCGAAATCACCGACGCAGCTGAGTTCGAGCGTCGTCTTTGTGCGTTTGATCGTCATATCGGTCGACAGGTTTGCCATGTCGCGCGCAATGCGCTGAAAATCCACCGAGGGAACGGTCGTCACGATATCCATCTCAATGTCCGGTACATTCAGATCATCCTCGTTAATGTCGAGCAGCTTGAGCTTGAACGTCGTCGTCGAGTGTTTGACCGTATTCTCAATCTCAATCTCGAGCACGTCACGGCCCGTCATGCGCATGATCAGTGAATCGTTGTTCGTCACCGACTTGAGCAGCTTGTGCGTGTTGGCCATGTTGAGCCCGGCAATCACCTCCTCGGCACACGTGTACGCCTCGAAATTTTCAGCCGGCAGAAACATGTGGACGAGCGTCACGCGCGCCGTGTCAAGCGTGACGATTCGCACCCCCTGCGGCGTGAAATAGACGTTGACGTCATTGACGATATCCTTGAGCACCTCAAATATCGTGCGTAGCGCACTCGCCTGGATCGTCTGAAGGTACATGGGGATCACGCGTCGTTGGTTTTTATCAGCCTTCCATCGCAGGTGTAAATGTTTTCTGTGCACCCAGTAATGCCAACCGTTACGGTGCGTCGTAGCCCAAAGCTGGGCAAGAAATGGCGAGCGACGTTCAACGTCGATGGGCGCGTACGCCACGTCAACTTTGGCAGCAAAGGCTATTCGGATTACACCATGCATAAAGACGCTGCACGGATGCACCGTTACCTCATACGTCATCGGAGACGTGAAGCATGGGGTCCGAGTGGACGGTACTCTGCTGGGTTTTGGTCGCGTTGGTTTCTCTGGTCCAAGCCGAGCCTTGAGGGTGCGCGTCTGGCGACTCAGCGTGCGCTCGGTCCTGGTTGGCGCGTTCAGCTGTTCAAGTGAAGCGCCTTGTGACACTCTTCATGGAGCACCTGGAGATTTGCCAGAGTCGTCGGTCCACCCTTGCTGTACGGCACGACGTGGTGTCCCTCATACTTCTGTTCCCACTCGATCGGCTTTTTGCACCACGGGCACTCGTTGCACTGCTCACGAAGCTTCAGCGTCTTTTGAGTCGGCGTAAACAGACGCGGATCGTCGAGCTGCTCGACAATGTCGTGAATGTCGCGGTCGATACGGTAGATGAGCCGGGTTTGGTAGCCCCCGTTACGCTCGGGGCAACAGAGCATGCTCGCCATTTCCGATCGTGCCACGTTGAACATCATGGTCGCGTACTCGATGAGTCGCGATTCACAACGCGTGAGCATTTGACGCGTGTCGCACCAACGCGCGATCCGACTGATGAGCACGAGGAGGACAATGTCATTCGGCTTTTTGTCCTCGAAAAGCTTGTGCTTCTCGAGCACCCCATAGACTACCCGTAGATGTTTCAGGCGAGTTTCAAGGTCCGACTTTTTCGCCTCAAAGTTTGAATCCACGTCGGTCGTCTTTCCGAAGGTCTCGAGGCGCCACTTTTTGTAAATGTCATTCTGAGAACTAAATTTGGTCGGGATCGTCACCTCACTGAGGGCGAACATGCGCATGAGCTGAACCTCCGCCTTTCCGTCGTCAGATGTATCGCTCGCGTAAACGCACGTACCAAACCATACAGGGCTGTGCTCCTCGAGAAACTTGTACAGCGTGTAGTAGACCGGAATGTACTTCTCATAGTCGTTGAGAGGTTTCCCAGAATTGTTCAGACGAATCCAAAGCGTCGAGAGACGCTCGGGATCTTCCACCACGTCATTCGGAATGGTACTCGTCGTAAACGTATAATTGCGGAAAATTTCCTGCACCTCGTCGGGCAAATCCTTGTAGTACAAGTTTACATAGGCTGAAATCTGACTCGACTCCCAGTTGATAACATCCGACGTCGCCTTTTGAATCGGAAACTTGTTCGTGACAAAATCACAAACCGTCTCGAGTCGGTGCGCCCCATCAAACACATCCTCTGCTTTTTTGGAAGCGATGAGATAGATTGGAGCACATGGATATCCCATCAGGATCGTGTCAAGCAAAGCCATGCGAGACGCCTTGGTCCACGTATTGTTTCGCTGATAGCGACCGCGCAAAACGAGATGTTTCGTACCCCCCGTACAATTCACCTCGTCGCGGCGCAGATTCGCCTGCCAAACCTCAATGTTTCGAACTTGCATGTTTCTTACCGTGTATGCGTACGGTTGCTTTAGGTCTTCTTTTCATGGACGTACCGTGTCCATGAAAAGAATCGCTCCCAGCAAGGATTGAACTTGCGACATTCAGATTAACAGTCTGACGCTCTACCGACTGAGCTATAGGAGCATCGACGAATAGTTTAACGACGTATTCAGGTCTGAGAAGTTCTAGGGAGGATCGAACTCCCATTTCGAGATTCAGAGTCTCACGTACTAACCATTATACTATAGAACTTTTTGCCTCCATTGGGGGTCGATCCCAAGACCTCACGCTGACACGTGAGGAATGCAAGCATTCCTCTTACGAAGCGTGCGCTCTACCAACTGAGCTATAGAGGCTACGAACAGGTGTTTACACCCCTGGGCTCTGATCTGCCGGAATCGAACCAGCGACCTAAGGATGAGCTGATTCATCCACAACAGGAACTTTGTTCCTACAGTCCTTCGCTCTACCAATTGAGCTAAGATCAGGTGAGGTACCACACATGGTATCCTCGGTGGGGCTTCACCTGCCCACTCTTTTAAGGATCCATTTCTTTAACTAACATTCCATGTAACAGTTGACGAGCTGAAGCGAGTGACCCGTAGCACCCACAGATGCTTGAAGACCACCGGCGGGTGTGCATGATGCACCACCCGACCACCCCTGATTGTTGCTAGCATGACCGCTCCACCAACCCGTGAATATACGACTACAATCATTTCCCGTGTATTGTCCCATATCTGTGAAACCCGCTGTATCTGGCGTTGTACCAGTTAGTGTGCCTCCTTTCCAAAGACTCGTGTACCGTGCACCCGCTGCTCTAGCTCTGATGGAAGGAGTCCAGTTATTTACTATATTGGTTCCGTTGAAGGACCTGAAATAGTTCCACGAGAATGGTCCGTCCGAAGTACCAGTATAGTACCACGAATCGCCGCCATTCATTCGATTCACGAGAAGTTTCATGTTGCGCCAGTTTCCGATGAGCGAGTTGACGAACCGATCTGACAACACGGCGATCGGTGTATTTATGCTGGCCGACGCCAATGTGAGCGACGTACTCGTGCTCGAATAGTTCTGACCAGCGCTGTTCCACCAATCGGTCGATTCGCGACCGCGTGCGATGAGTACGTATCCCTTTCCGGCCGGCGCATTTGTAAAGTTTGTGTACAGCTGGACTGGCTGTGTATCGGTATTCAGTGGCTGGTACCAATAGTTTCCGTCGGTCGACGTGAACTGTCTGAGTATAGACGCGTTCGATACGGGGTAATCACGGGACGTACCGATGAGTATCGCGGGCATGGTGATGCCGAGCGAAAACACCTGCTCAGAAGCTGTTCCACGTGCGTTGGTCGCCGATACTGTCACGGTCGATGTCGACGAACCGCGCATGAACGCCGGGACGACGATCGTCGCACCCTTCGATGACGTGTTTGACAAAAACACGTCGGGGGGTTGTCCGCTGAGTGACCAGTATACGGGTCCGACGCTCGTCGCGTCGACGGTCTGTGTAACCTGGATGGCGGTCGTACCGGTCGTCGTGATGCTCTGTGTACCGATTGCACTCACTGACGGCGTGGCCAAGTTTATGGGTGCAATCGGACACCACAGAGGGCTCGCGGCGTTTATGTACTTGTAAAGGGTCGAGTTGTCATAGTACATGTCGCCGGTCCATACAGTACCTGCAGAAGGTGCGACGCCCGCCGACTCGACGTACAGCGGAACATGGGCTGCACGGGTCAGGGTTGCCGCTTGCGTGCTCGTCCACACAGCCGCACCGACGCTCTTTGTTGCAAGATCGGCGTACAGACCCGTGTTTTTTATGAATACGTTCGCCGCGTAGACGTTCGTCGCCCAGATATTCTGGGACTGGACCGCATTCGACACAAAGACGTTCCCGGTGAGGTTCACGAGGTTCGACGAAATAGTCGCCGCGAAAACATTCGTCGTCTCGAATGCATTCGACGCAAAGACGTTCCCGTTGACGTTCGCGGTCAGGATACCGGTCGTACGTTCACCGGTCACGATCAAGTTCCCGGTCGCGAACAGGTTGCCCGTGAATACGTTGTTGGTCGTCAGGGCGTTCGCCACGACCGCATTGCCGGTGATGCGTGCTGTCGTCTCACCCGGGCGGCCCCCGACCGTCATGGTTCCGGTCGAGATGACGTTGTTTGTCCAGACGTTGGTCGTCGTCAGTGTGTTGCCGACCAGTGCGTTACCAAGAACGCTCACGGTTGTCAGTGCTGAAAGACCCGGAACAGACATGGTTCCGGTCGCGTACACGTTGGTCGTCCAGACGTTGGTCGTCGTCACGGTGTTGCCGACGAGCACGTTGCCCGTGATGGTCGCGCTCGTCAGGGTGGGTAGACCGTCAATGCGCGCATTCCCGGTCATGTACACGTTGGTCGTCCAGACGTTGGTCGTCGATACCGTATTTGATACCACAAGGTTTGACCGACCGTACAGGGTCGTCGCGCCGACCGTCGTCGCACCTTCGATGACGAAATTTCCCAATGCGTATATGTTCGACACCGTGACTGCATTCGACACGTAGGCGTTTCCGGACACATCAAGCGCCGTCAAGCGCGGAAAACCGCCGATCGTGAGGTTTCCGGATGTGAGCACGTTACCTACAAACACGTTGGTCGTCGTGACGGCATTCGACACGGCCGTGTTGCCTCGTACACTGAGCGTCAACACGCCCGGCATACCGCCAACCGTAAAGTTCCCGGTCGCGACGAGGTTTCCCGTGAACACGTTGGTCGTCGCGATCGCATTGGCGACCAACAGATTGTCACCGAGTGCGACGCGTGTCACGCCCGGATTTGTCACGCCGTTCACAATCATATTCCCGGACGCAAATACGTTGGCGGTTGTGAATGCGTTCGACGGCGTCGCCACGTTGCCCGTGAGCGTGATTGTACTGCCGACATTCGAAAGACTGAGCGTATTGGCGTACAGACTTCCGACTGTGAGCGCATTCGACATGGATGCGTTACCTGTGATGTCCAGTGTCGTGTAGCCTGGGGTGGCGTTCGCCGTGTCGATCAGGTTACCGATGACGTACACGTTCGTCGACCAGATGTTCGACGTCGTGAATGCGTTGGTCGAACTGAAGTTTCCAAACGTGTACTCGTAATCGATCACCGCGACGTTCGTCGGGATTGTCAACTTGGCAATGCCTGCCATCTAATACTGGTCCCGAAAGTTTTTACAGATTGAATGACGGGTACTTGGCTCTGAGGTATGCTTCGACCGCCAAAATCTCCGTACTCGAGAGCGTCCGATTGTACACGATAATCTCGGCGACCGCCCAATCCGATACTTCGCCCGATGACAATATATTTATGCCGCGCGGTATATTTCCTGTAAGAGGAACGTCTCCACCCGAGGCGTTCGTGTCGTTGCGCAGAGTTCCGTTCGAACGGTACATGTACGGCTGATCGGTACTCATGACCCAGTTGAGACTGTGTTGGTTGGCGATACTGAGCCACCCGTGATGGTATGCGACACCGGATCTGCTCTGCCAGAATCCAGAGAGCCAGTTGATATTCACGCCGTTGAATATACGTCCCGTGTTTGTTCCGAGGACCGCGTTGTTGTACTTGGCGACGTGGAAAAACGTGTACGGCTGGGGCAAAAGTGTGGGCCATAACATACCTGTCGCTGTTGTCCCTGTAATAAAGGTCGGTTGGACCGTAACCGTACCAGCCGTTCTGTATCCATTATTACCTCGCCCGGACATGTCAGCCCATGTGCCCGACGTCGCATCCCATGACGATCGATCCTGCCAACACACGAGTCCCGGGTACGATGGCGGCGAAAACCGAAACGTTATCGGGATCGTGATTGATGACGCTGACCCTCCAGAATTCTTCGCCGTGACTGTGACCGTAGATGTCGCCGACGTGTACGTCCCCTGTGGAATGACGATATTGCACCCGGTATTGGACTCATTGTCTATGTACACGGGGGCGGGTTGACCAGTGAGACCCCACGTCACGCGTTCGACGTCAGCCACCTGGCGGTTCTGCCGAATGGGAATCACAATCTGTTCGGATACCGTGAGTGTCTGAACGACCACGTCGATCGTCGTCGGTACCTTGATGATCACGACACCGTTTCCACCCTTGCCGGACGCATAATTTGTACCGGCATTAAAGCCGCCGCAACCGCCGCCGCCGCCGAGACCGTCTGTACCGGCAACACCGGTCGTCGTACCACCTCCGCCGCCGCCACGTCCTCCGCCGCCTAGACCACCGTAGCCGTACAATGTCGAGTCGGTTGCACAGCCACCCCCACCTCCGCCGCCATAAAATGTATTCGTACCGGTGATATTCGACATGAACCCTACACCGCCCGATCCGGCCGTCACGGATGCCGCACCGTTTGCGTTGCGTCCGGCGCTCCCAGCCCCGCCTCCGCCTCCGCCTCCGTACGACGTCTGGCCGGCGGCAGTGTACGTCCCGGCGCCACCCGGGAACCCCTGACCGTCCGTTCCAGGAATAGACATGAATCCGTAGTTGCTGGAAAAGGAACCGCCGCCCGATCCGAACAAACCGGCAACTGGCCCGACGCTTCCGACGCTTCCGCCTCCTCCACCGAGCGCCGTCAGACTTCCAAACACAGAGTTTGTGCCCGATGTACCTGCACCAGATACGCCCGTATTTGCAGCACCTCCAGTTCCCACAGTGACTGTATATTGTCCGGTCGAAATGGGGTATCGCTCGACGTACACCACACCTCCGGCCCCGCCACCACCTTGATGGCGGGACCCTCCCGACCCGCCGCCACCGACGACGAGAACTTCAACCGTACCCGTCCCTGAAACCGTGAATGTTCCAGACGTCGTGAACGTATGGAGCTTGAAACGCGAGTAGGGCGTTGTTTCTGTCCCGCCGCTCGTCGTGAGTACGGGCTGAGCGGATATGTCCGGTGCAAGTGGAATCGGTCGCGCGATCGAACGCCAATTCGGGTTCGTGCCCATCATTTTGTAAAGGTACTTTGCATCATAGTACTCGTCTCCGACATTGAACCCGGATGTCGAGAGACAGTTGAGATCCCACGACGCGATCGTCGTATAGTCGGAGTTTGTACCACCGCCCGTCGCACTGATCACGATACGGTACCGACTGAATGGATACGGTGACGATGCTGTGAATGTCTTGGTCTCACCGCCACCGGCTGACCATGAGATGCTAGTCTGTGTGTCGACCAACGTGAATGTCGTGCCGTCATTCGAACCCATGATGTAAAACGTAGAAGGGGCTTGGACGCCGAGACTGGTACGTGACGTGATTGCGTACGACGAAAGAACGTTCGCAGTCGGAAGTTGAATCTGGAGCCATTCGCCGAAATACGGGACGCCGCCGATGATTGTACTGAAAGATGTGCTCGTAGTTCCGATATATTGCCCGGTAGTAGTCCTGTATGCCCCCGCATTCTGTTGGTGCCATACGGTCGACGCGTTCTTGTCGAATGCACGGTACGCCTGGTACGTTACGGCATCGTAGGCCGACGACGCAGACGCCACGTACGTTCCGCCGCTGATGACCGTCGTGTCAGCCGACATAGCTGACGGCGGGAACACCGTCGACGTGACACCCGACTCGACGTAGACTGGCAGATTGCGGGCATTGATCGGAAGAGGCGACACCATCGTTCCCGAAAGCGACCAATCGCCGATGATGCAGTTGACGGGTGCGCCGTTCTGAATTTCATTCACGACGATACGGAAGTAAATGAACGCGGTGACGGGCGTCACGGAGAACGTCTGACTCTGTCCGGCGATCCATGATGTGATTCCACTTCGCGTATCCAAGAGGGTCCAGCCAGATGCGTCGTTCGATCCTAGAATGTACCATTTTCGTGGGTTTTGCGTGTATACACCAGTCGAACCCAAGTATGGCGTGATTATGTACCCTGACAGAATGACCCCTGCCGGTACTCTGAGTTGAACCCATTCACCCTGAAAACCGGACGTCGATACCGCCCCAATGTACGATCCCGTACTACCGTTGTACCCGTTGCCACCTGATTTCCAAATATTGTCGACGTTGTCAAAGCCGCTCAGGCCGTCGAACGCTTTCCATGCAAGCTGCGTCCCCTGTTCGGACGATGCACTCGCCGTGTACGTCCCACCTCCACCCGGTACGGTCAGTGTGTACCCCGTCATGGCTGAAGGGGGGTACACCTGCGCCTGTACGCTCGACGAAACGGTCGACACGATGATTCCACCAGTCAGAGGATCGACCGTCAGACCGGTGTTGTTCACCTGGACGGACGTTGCCGCAAACACGTTCGTCGTGAACAGATTTTGGGTCGTGATGTTGTTCCGAGTGTACATGTTGCCCGTGACGGTCACGCTCGTCGCCAGGTTCGCCGACCACATATTCGCGTAGACGTTCGACGTCACGAGCGCGTTCGACACGACGACATTACCCACCAGAGTCGTGAGACCTTGGACCGTCGTGTCAGCCTGTACAAACAGATTACCGGTGGCGTACACGTTCCCGACAAAGACGTTCGTGGTTGTCAGGGCGTTCGACACTGCGACGTTCCCGCCGACCGTGAGCGCCGTAAACTTGTCCGTCTTGCCGAGATTAGTCACAGTCAAAAGCCCGGAGGCTGCAGTGTTTCCCGTGAACACGTCATCGTTCGTCGCGAGTGCGTTTGATACGGCGACATTCCCGGCAACGTTCAACGCCAGTACACCGCTCGCCGTGACGGTTGTGACGGTCAGGATACCACCCGTGATCACGTTCCCGGCGATGACACCGAGCCCGGTTGGTGGAATCACGAATGCGTTCGACACGGCGACATTCCCCCCGACGTTCAGTGCAGTGTACCCGTTTGTTTGGATTCCAGTGACGATCAACTGCCCGGTCGCAATCGTGTTTCCGGTGAATACGTTGGTCGTCGTGACTGCATTCGACACGTAAGCATTCCCCGTGACGCGTACTTCACCTGCCGCATAGACGTTCCCGGTCACGTACACGTTCCCGGTTGAAACTGTGTTGGACACGTAGGCGTTGCCCGTGACATTCAATACCACTTGGTTGCGCGCGGACGCACCGGAAACCGCGACGGTGCCGGTCACGTACACGTTGGTCGTGGCGATGTTCGACACGGTCACTGCGTTCGACATGTAGGCGTTGCCGACGACATCGAGGGTCGTGAACCCGGTCGAGACTGTGTTGTGAACCACGGCGTTCCCGGACGCGACCACGTTCGACGTCACGACGTTCGACGTCGTCACGGCGTTCGACACATAGGCGTTACCGGTCGGCACGACGATCGAAAATCCGTCGGCATACCGGTCGGTCAATGAGGCGGTCGAAATCACCTTGCCCGTCACGTAGACATTCGTGGTGACGAGAGTGTTTGACACGAAGACATTCCCCTGAGTCACCTGGATCGTATCGTTCAGAACAAACGTGTTTGTGAAGACGTTTCCGGTCACGAGCGCATTAGACACCACGACGTTTCCAGTCACGAGCAGGGACGCTTTGCCCACCGTCCTCGTACCGAGAATCGTCATCTGTCCGGTCGCCACGACGTTCGTCGCAAAGACGTTTGTTGTCGTGAGGGCATTTGAGGCTGTCATGTTAGCCGTCGCGTACAAGTCATTGACTGGTACGTTCGGCGGAATGACAATCTTCGCCACCATGCTCTAGGCTTTGATTTTAATAACGACGATTCCTGATCCGCCGTCTCCGCCTCTGTTGGTCAAGTTGTAATGAGAGCCCCCACCGCCCCCACCGCCTGTATTTGTACCGCCGTTTCCACCTGGCTGATTCGTTTGACCACCAGATGCAATATACCCTCCGTTCCCACCTGGGTTCAACCCGTTTGTATCTCCGAGAGCTTGAATACCGCTCCCTCCACCCCCGGCGCCACCACCACCCCCCTTACCACCCCACCCCGCGATACCAGAGCCAGTTACATAATTTGATCCGCCGCCGCCGCCGCACCAGAAATAACTCGTCCCGAGAATTGCGTTTTGGATTCCGATACCTCCATCCGGGCGTCCATTTATTACATTTCCAGTCCCACCGACTGCACCAGCTCCCCCTCCTCCAGCGCCATAATAACTCTGAAGAGCGTCACCTCCATTATTCCCGAGGCCGTATGCGTAAGTGGTAAACTGAGTCGAAAGACCGAAACGTCCGAGGCTTTGGCCTTCTGCATATCCCGAACATCCGCCCCCTGATCCCCCATTGCCGCCAGATGCGTTTCCATCGACATATCTTGACATTCCGCCGAGACCACCACCAAGTGCAGTTAGATTGATGGTTCCGCCGACGAGCGACGAGTTTTCACCGTTCGTCGCACGTCCAGCTGAGTTAAACGGATGATTTGCAGTCTGACCGCCAGAATTTCCCGCCAGTGCACCAAACCCTCCGCGACCTACCGTTGCACTGTACCGGCCCGGGACCAACTGTGTAAACCCGGCGACGTATCCACCGGCACCTCCGCCGCCACCCATATCCATACCGCCTCCACCTCCTCCGCCACAAATCAGGTACTCGACCGGTACAGTATTAGAAACGTCGAAGTAGTGCGTGGTGTTCGCCTTGAACGCATAGATGTGGTAGCCGTTCACGAGCGTGTACTCGGCCGTCGGTGCTTCCACGGGTACTCGGAGACCCGACGTGAGTACGAGCGGGAATGACATGGTTGTCGATCCGGTTGCATTCGTCGCCGATACGGTGATCGTGCTCGTCGACGTGAGCGTCGCAGTCGGAACGGTGACTGTACACCCGAGACTCGTCGGGTTTGTCAAGTATGCGCGCGTACGCCCGGTCGACAAGAGTGGGTACCTGATAATAATGACGCCAGTACCACCCGCGCCGCCCGCACGATTCGGCGGCGATTGACCGGTCGTAGCGCCAACGTATGAACCGCCGCCACCACCGCCACCCGTATTTGCTGTACCGGCCGTTCCAGTACCTGACGACGTATCTCCGCCATTCGCCGTCGTCTCTGCACCGCCCCCACGTCCTCCGCCACCAGTGCCACCCAAGCCAAATCCTTGTGATCCCACACCACCAGTATCATTTCGACAATCGGATGCGCCTCCTCCGCCGCCGTAGTACGTGAGTGTACCTGAAATGTTCGACGGTCGTCCTGGTCCGCCGTCACCGCGAACGTTCCGCCCCCCGATACCTGCACCGCCCGCACCACCGCCACCACCGTTGTTACGTGGAGCCGCAAACGCCGATGCACCAACTGTCCCATCACCGCCCGCAAACCCCTGATCTCCGGCATTTGGTTTTCCAGCCGTTTTAGCAAAGTACGCGCCTCCGCCTCCCGATGCACCTGCGAGACCCGCAACCGATTCGGCACCGCCTCCACCGCCCCCAGATGCCGTGACGAGAGATCCGAACGATGAGATGACGCCATTGCCACCTGATGAACCATTCCCGGTCGCACCGGCACCGCCGTTTCCGACCGTCACTGTAACAGTCTGCGGAGTGACTGAAACGATACGCTGGACGACGCCTCCGCCTCCTCCGCCGCCTCCGAAACGCGACCCGCCGCCGCCTCCTCCGCCGACGACGAGAACTTCAACAAGTCCACCTTGTGTCACGACAAATGAACCTGTACCGGATGTAAATGTATGGATTCGGTACCCGTTGAGATCGGTCGTCGTGTTTCCACCCGATGCAACGACTCGGTCCGATTCCGAGATTCCCCACGTGACCGTGGCCAGATTCTCAATCACATTCAGTTGAATGTTCCCCAAGAGGACCGTGCGATCACCACCCAAAGGATTTGTCGATGCAAAGGTGATCGTCATACTCGTCGCCGTCGCCGTCCATGTAGACGTCGTAATGTACTGCCAGTTTGTGGTCGACCCAACAGATGCATTCATATAGATGGTTGTACCGCCATCGATCGTCCCACCGGTCGCGGCCGGATTGCCACCGATTCTCACGTTGAGATTGTTACCGTCCAGACTTACAGCTCGTCCGGTCATGTAGAACGAGACGCTGTATCGCGCCCCCGGAATGAGCCCCGTGATGGCCTGTGACATCGACCCTTGCTGCTGGATACCGAAATAGACGCTCGATGCTGCCGGGGCGTTACGACCACCCCAGGTTGCATTGTATGCTCGGATCGCCACGATCGATGTTCCGGCGGCCGCGTTCCATGTCCATGATGTCGTCGTCGGCGTGTACACGAACCCGGTCGCTGATATGTACTGGTTGTACACCTGGAAGTTGCCGTCGACGATCGCGGGGCGCAAGTACACCGGAATGTTAAAGACGTTCGAGTTGAGTGAAAGAGTCTGCGTCGGAACCTGAACGATCGAAGGGGTTGCCGGGGTCGGAATCGCCTGGACGTACGTCGTCCCGGCAATGTTGCGCTCGAGATAGTTTGTGTCGTAGATTTCATCAGCGTACCAAACGCCTGGTGGCATCGTACCGACTGGAACTTCTCGGTAGGTTGGTAGGCGATTCTTCGTCGCGATCGTCGCACCCGCGTACTCGTCGACGTTGATTCCACCCGTGACCGTGTCGCCCCAGATGTTGGTCGTGTACAGACCGATGTTCGACGTCACAAAGACGTTGTTGTACGCCCACGCGTTGACCGTCGACACTGCATTCGACACGTAGACATTCGTAAAGGCGTTCATGGTCGTGGCGCCGTTGTACCCGGTGAGCACATACGAGTTGGCAAAGATGTTCATAGCTGTCACCGTGTTTGAAACGTGCATGTTACCGGTGATGTACACGTTCGCGACAGTCACGATACCAGTCACGTAGACGTTCGTCGTCGCCACATTTCCAATCACGAGCGCGTTCGAGACGAACATGTTACCCGTGACGCCGAGCGTCGTGGCGCCAATCGTCGTCGTACCGTCCAGGACGACATTACCGACCGCATAGACGTTCGTCACGTAGAGATTCGAGACGCTCAGTGCGTTTGCGACGTACAAGTTACCAGTCACGCTCAGTGTCGTCGAGCCGACCGTCGATTCGCCAGTCACGACGACGTTCCCGGATGCATGGACGTTGGTCGTGTACAGGTTACTCATCGACACGGCATTTGAGACAACCACGTTCCCGGTCACGGTCAGAGTCGTGCTTCCGACTGTCGACGCACCAGTCACGACGACGTTCCCGGTCGCATAGACGTTGGTCGTGTACAGGTTGCTCATCGCGAGTGCATTGCCCATGTAGACGTTTCCGGATGCGACGCTGAGCGTCGTGAATCCACTTACGCCCGCGGCGCCCGTACCTGACACAAATGCGTTCCCGGTAAAGACCCGGTCGGTCATGAGCGTGTTGGACACGTATGCGTTTCCCGTGACGCCGAGCGTCGTTCGACCGAGCGTCGCGGCGCCCGTGACGATCACGTTACCGGTCGCAGTCACGTTACCGGTCGCAGTCACGTTACCGGTCGTCAGCGTGTTTGAAAGCACGACATTTCCCGTGACGCCGAGCGTCGTTTGACCGAGTGTCCGTGCACCAGTCACGAGCACGTTGCCGGTCGCGACGACGTTGCCGGTCGCAGTCACGTTACCGGTCGTCACGGCATTCGCGGTCCATAGATTACCCGTCACGCTGAGTGTCGTCTGACCCGGTGTCTGCGTCCCGCGTACGAAGATCGGACCGGTCACGTACAAATTGGCGGTCGTCAGGGTGTTCGACGCGAACATGTTTCCGGTGATGCTCAGAGAGTCCTTCAGGACGACATTCGACGCGTAGATTCTACGAACGACGAGCGCGTTCGAAGCGACGACATTCCCCGTGATGGTGAGCGAGGTTCGTCCGGCCGTGCGCGTGCCCGTGATTGTCATGTTTCCCGCCATGAGTACGTTGGTCGTGAACAAGTGTCCCGTTGAAAGTGCATT